ATCAAATACCGTTACATCGTCACCGGGGAATTTCTCGCAGATTGTTTTCCATAATCCGGCAGCATCAAGGATCGTGGCCATCAAATCACCGCCATTTGCTTCAAATACCGTACAGCCGACAGTTCCACCATTGGCCGCATCATCATCGTTTTTAACCTTCATCGGAATTTTCCATGCCTTATGGCCTTTATCGTCCTGATAAACACCTTCTCCACCTTTACCCGGCATATAATCGATACCGTCCTGGATTTCAATTTCATGCCAACCATCCGGCACTGCTATTCCTGTAAATGTCTTCCCATCATGAGCCTGTTCTTTCACTTGTAACCTCCTGTTTTTATTTAGTTATTATTACGTTTAACTTCTTCCCACCCGTTTCAGCGCGTGCATGTTCGATTTCGTTTCCTTAAATGACTTGCAAAAATCCTGTATTCCAATCTGTTCATTTGCATAAAACGCGTTCACGGCAGCTTCAATTTCCTTTTCATCCCCATCAACATCAAAAGACACCCTGATATCACTCGGATCGTCCCTGCTTACATAGGGGATTACTGTGAAACCTTTCAACTTCAAAAATGCAACCAGCATAGTATCTTCATAACTGGTCGTGTTTGGGTTTTTTCCACCCATCGATCCACCTCCTTGATTATTTTTTGGTACGGTTAAATTATGCCACATCACCACCTCCCTTTATAATGATATCACTTGAGCTATTATATCTATTTTTGGATTATAAACTTCTCGGTACTGGTTAAAATCAACAACATTACGATTTCTTCTTTCTTCCAATCTTGCCTTTTCCCTTAATTCGGCTTGCACTGGAGATTGAAGTTCAAGGATACGCGATAACATTTCATCGACATTTTTCGGTTCCACTACAATTTCCTTAATGGCTTGCAATGGTCGGAAAATTGCCATATCCGATAATGATTTAATTTCCGATTCATAAAATTGTGGTTCAGCGTTAATGGGCTGATAATTATAGTTCATAGTTGTATTGAATTTTAAAAATGATATTTGTGGCGCCATGCCGCTAATTACCAACGGAGGAAGTTCCGAGCCATCATAAGTCCTTACATAATGGACAAAATCTTTTTGAAACCCATACAATTTCATAGCTGGATTAAAAATAGCAATTCTCATCTGCATCCTATAAATATCTTCTTCAACCGCCAACTGCCAACCATTATTCTGAAGAGTAAGTGTATCACTTTCCCATCCAGCCCAAAATACTTTCATTATCGGATTTTTGATGAAACGATTATAGAGCATTTATCTTATCCTTGATTTCAAGTTCTAGGTCAGCCAATTCACGGTCAATATTATCCAGTGTTTGTTTTGCCAAATGGCGCTGCTTCATTTTTGATTTCAATTTTTCTTTCGCTTCTTTGAGTAATTCTTCCCTCAGTTCATCCTTTGCGGATTGAACTATACTTATCTTTGCATCAGACATTTTATCACCTCCTTTCAATAGTTATTTTAAATGGAAATAATTTCTGCCAGAGGCTTTTTTTGTTTCTTAATTTTTCCTTCATGGCATTAATTTTTTCTCTGGTTACTTCTTCTTCAAGTTCCCTTTTTGCCAAATCGATAATTTCTTTATCATCTAATATTGACATTTTATTTTCTCCCATGCGCGAAGTCTAAAATCTTCTTTATATTAAACGGTTTTCTTCTCACTCCACCTTCCGGCCTTAATCCCGTAAACTTGCTTAAAAAGCTCCCATCATCCTCAAAAGAAACCAATGGAGGGTATTTTACTTGGCCATCGATAACATTCCTTTCTACCAACCCGATCATGTCAAAGAACCCCTTCATGTCTCTGGGGAATTCTTTCCCAGCCAATGCCGGAGCGCAGGATAATTCCCTGTTCCACTTAGGCGAGTCTTGAGTCCGGGCGGTGCATATTACATCGATGCCGGCAATAGTAAGCTGCTCAAAACCCTTCATTAACCGGGTCATTTGCTTACTCAACACCCCATACATTTCCGGGGTTCCCTTAACCCTCATGGTCATATCCTTTTCACTCTTATCATTCTTCTTATCCCTGGACTCATAATTCTCCTCCAGGATTTCATCGGCCAAGTGGACATTCATTACATGGGTCAGGCCATCAAAGAGCACGGTTTTTATCTTTTCGAAGTTTTTAATGTCATAGATGGTTTCCAGTAAATCATCCCATCCTTCATAATAGCCGACTTTTAACTTGATATCCGGTCGGTTGATAGCTTTCACAGTCAGGTCAATTTGCCCTCTTTCGGCCACTATCCAGTAAATTGGGTCTTGGGCGGTCTGGATTACTGTTGCTGATTTTCCAACTCCCGAATCCCCATAGATCAGGATGAAGTTGCCGCGGTCGTCTTTTTTAGATGTGTCTGGTTTGTAGATGTCTGTACGCATTGTTCATGTTCCTCCTATTAGTTATTAAAGTTATAAGTTCATTTCTTGTTTAACTCTCTAATTTATAAACGCTAACTAAACCCACCCAGCAAATGCCAACTTGGTATATTATATGTTAGCAGCGAATGACGACGCACTTATCGGGAGCGTCATCAACCATTGGTTCATTTTTAATGTGCAAAAAATCTTTTCTCTCAAAGAGGAACACTGAGCACGGCCATGCCGGAACTTCCCATTCCGAGTTGTCGTGCGCAGCGACACCAACTTCCAAGTTTTGAGGCATTTTTTTTAAAAGTGAAATTAATTTTCTTACTGTCACCGTGTTTATCCTTTCATCATGAGCTGCTAACCAGCTCACTACAGCCGATCGCTACGCTCCGGCTGACTTCGGTCGTTATCTTTTAAAAATATTCTTAAACACTCCACAGTGCAAAACATAATCACGTTCACTTGCTTGCTTGTCAACTAGTGCAGCTTTTTCAAATTGGTTGCGTTCTTCTTTTGTTAGTTTGCACTTTAGTAAGTCAATTTTTTTTAACGCATCTATTAAACTAATTTGTTTTTTATTTTTCATTTTAAAACCAAAGATAACCATTCAATCCAGCCGATCGCTGCGCTCCGGCTGATTTTTTTCGTTATCTTCTTATTACCTCTGCATATTGTTTGATTCTATATTTTACCGTCAAAAGGCCACCAGCACAGTCAGGTCTATGCTTCGCAAACCACTTTTTTTCTTCTATCGCTTCTCTCCGGCTGAAACACACCTTAAAAAATTTCCAGTCAGTGTTTTGTGGTTGCTCTTGAATAATCCAATAATATTTCATTATAAAAACCTAAAAACAAAGATAACAAGGTTAATCAAGGCGACGGTTGTTCGTCCGTCACTCCTAGGCACAGTCAGTGGCCGCGCCTTATTAATTGTTAGACCAAAATAAAAAATAAAAGGAGAAATTATGGATTACATTCTTCAAGGTTTCAGCATCTTCCTTGGTGTCATTGCGGGGACGGCGGTCACTATTCTTACTCAACGCTTTCTCCTTTGGCGTGAAGAAACACAAAAGATTGCTAATCTTAAATTTGAAATTCAATTTAATATAAAACAAATTGATCGGTGGATGGAATATCTTATTGGATATCGTAATGCCGTCAATGGAGATGCAATTAATTCTTGGGCTGAATATTTCGATTTTTCTCATATTATAAAATCCACTATTGAGAACATGATTCAATCTGGCTTAATTTATAAAAAACTGTCATCGGAACATGTTGGCTATTTACTTATATTTATTTCCTCATTCACTCAGGGCTTTGAAATAGTATTTAACCAAACAATAACATCTCAAAGACAAACTTTTAATAAACAAAAAGCTATCTTGGAAATTTCTACATTTGAGAAAAAACTCAAGGACAGCAAGAAAAATCTTGAGACCGTTTTAAAGTCTCTGCCATGATTTCTTCTCCTTTCTCTTTTGTTATATTTATTTCTCCACTTCCAAGGCAAAGCGTACAGGTAAATCTATATTCTCGGCGTGGAAGTAAGCCAATGCCTAAACAAAGAGGGCAAATTCCGTTTAATATAGATATTTCTTCAATGGATATGGACATTTTATTAACCAAAAAAAGGTCTAACAAGGTCAATCCAGTGGACTGCTGCCGCTGGCCGCTGATTACTTCGTTACCACTTACCAATAACCTTCTCTCTTATCGTATAATTATCCTCATTCCAGTTCCCATTCCTGCAAATTGGCAGCATATCGCAAGAAATCCCCGGGAGAATAGAGTTGCACACCCTGTCGTTCCGATACCACCCATCCAGCCACCTTGCGTTATATATCTCCCTGAAAACATGGATAAACCGTCCTTTCAGTTCCTCAAGGTTAAACTCATTCCGGTAATACTTACGCCCGTATTTATGGGTTTTAATATCATATCCAAGAAAATAATGAGTTGGCCTACTTATTGCATCCTGGTAAACTCTCTCTTCGTAATCCTCTGGACTTTCATCTTTATTCTTGCCTGTTGATTTGAGATCAGGAGTCCGGACTATCTCCATAATGCAGTATTCCAAGGAAGGATCGGCCAAGAAGTATACCCCAACCTGAGATTGGATAAAATAGGTATCCTCATAGTTCAATGGCCGGCCACTGAGTTTATTTTCCACGAAGTATGTTGGATATTTCCGGTCATAATAGCCATTTACCAGCATTTCTACCGGAGAATTGTCAGCCCACTTCATATCAAACGGTATAGTGAGGTCGATTTTGGCCTGTAGATTTCCGTTGGGTTCTGTGACAATCTCCAATTGTTTATATGCGCGGTAGATACCTTTGACGCTAGCTACGTCCTTAGCATCCATTTCATATTCAGCGATTACTTCGGATATATTGTGGAGCTTTTGGTTGGATAACAGGTTCTGGAGAACTCGATCCCACAGCATACCTTTTTTCAGTGCTGAGGACAGTTGCGGTTTGTTGATCTGGACGCCACGAATAGCCTTTAGATAATAAAGGTGATGGCAAGTAAGGAAATCGGATACTGAAGAATAGGACAGAGGTATAATCCGTTTGCAGTCAGCAACGCATCTATACAATTCCTTCTTCTTACAGTATCCGCAGACTTTCTCATTTTCCGCCTGGTCGTAATATTGACAGGCGCCTCGGTGGAAATCCGGAATGAACTGGTTGCATAATGACTCATTGAAATCGTCAATAGTGGTGGGCATAACAACTCCTTTCTGGTTCTGGTTTCTGGGTTCTGGTTATTTTGTTCTTTTATAATACTTATCAATAATATCCCAACTGGCCATCCTTCCTTTATAAGATTCATCATTGACAAATCTCCAGAGAGTAGTGCATGATAATCTCATCCGTTTAGACAGTTCCAGTATGGATATTTTTTCTAAATCTTTTTTTATTTTCTTTAAAAGTCGCTCTTGCATGGCTCCCTATTTTTCATAATTGAAAAGAAAAGTCAAGCGAAATTTTCAATCTTTTTTATCTATCTTGATTAGTGTTTATATACAATAGGTTAGGATTGGGGATAAAAATATTTTTCAAAAATGAAAAATTTTCCTTGACAGAAATAAATAAAAAGAGTAGGAGCATAATCACAAGTTAAAAATGTTCTTTTAAAATTAAAGATGGATAGTGTAGCTCAGTTGGTAGAGCAAAAGTAGTAAGACGCTTTTATCGCTTATTCCCTTTTAGTGGCGAAGATAAAAGATACTTCATTTGAACTTTGTGCCGCTGGTTCGAGTCCAGCCACTATCCCCAAAATATAACCGATGGCGAAGATAGCGGTTACTTCTTCTGGTGAAAACACCGTTATCGCTTAATCCTCGGTTTTAATGAATCTGGTGGCGAAGTGGTCAGCTACTTCCTGTTAAGAAGGCCGAAAGGCACCCGCTGAGCACGATTATTCCCCAGATAAATAATTAACCTATTAGGAGGGTAATATGGCGAAGTTAAACAAATCAAGTAAAAAAGATCCGATATACACACATGAAGGTGCAAAAGCACAACACATCAACGCTTATCAGCAATTAAGACGTTCGGTATGTTCTTGTATTCTTTGGGAATCAGAGTTTTATGAGGATGGCGAAACAATTGCAGACCGTATCGCTTCTTTAGTCAAACAAGTTCCATCTGAAAAAGTCGCTGAATTAGCGATTGAAGCCAGAGAAAAATTTAAACTCCGGCACATTCCCTTGTTGCTTGTCCGAGAATTAGCAAGACAAGGATATGAAAAGACTGCGGACACAATCAGTAAAGTTATTCAACGTCCGGATGAATTGACAGAGTTTCTTTCTGTCTACTGGAAAGACGGACGCTGTCCTTTATCTGCCCAAGTCAAAAAAGGTCTGGCGGCGGCATTTCCTAAGTTCAGTGCTTATCAGTTGGCAAAATATAACCGTGATGAAAAAGTAAAACTTCGTGACGTTCTGTTTCTTTGTCACGCAAAAGCAAAGGACAAAGAACAGGAAGCAGTTTGGAAAAAACTCATTGACGGTACTCTTGAATCACCCGACACATGGGAAGTTGCGCTTTCTTCCGGCAAAGATAAAAAAGAAACGTGGGAGCGATTATTGTCAGAAGGGAAACTCGGCGCACTGGCTCTTTTAAGAAATCTTCGGAATATGAAAGAGGCGCGAGTGAATGAAGATATTATTTTTGAATCATTAATGTCTGTAAAAACTGACCGTGTTTTACCATTCAGATTTATTGTGGCGGCTAAACATAATCCTTGGGCGGAGTCTGCTATTGAAATTCCCATGATGTCTTGCTTATCTCAAGCCGTTAAATTACAGGGAAAGACCGCAATGATTATTGATGTGTCTGGAAGTATGTACGGTTCGTCAATATCAAAGTATTCAGAAATAGACAGGGAAAACGCAGCCTGTTCATTGGCAATCCTTGTAAGAGAATTATGTGAACAACCTATCATATACGCCACTGCTGGTAACGATCATTCCAGAATACATAAAACTCAAGAAGTTCCAGCGCGGCACGGATTCGCTTTATCTGATGCGATTTACGGTCTTTGTCGTCCTCTTGGTGGCGGAGGGATATTTCTCAAACAGGTAATGGATTTTGTTTATGAAGAACAAGGCAATGTTGATCGTGTTATTGTTATTACCGATGAACAGGATTGTGGAATTGACGCAGATGATTCTCCGTTAAAGGCAAGAATTATCGGTAAGCATAATTATCTGATTAACGTAGCTTCTGCCCGTAATGGAATTGGTTACGGATCATGGAAACACATTGACGGATTTTCGGAAGCGGTAATTGATTGGATAAGGGAATATGAAAGTTTGGAGAACGCATGAAAGAAAAACCAATCAAACAACCCAAGATAAAGTTCACGGCACATATCGAATACGAAGGTGATGAGTTCGACTATATCACCATGGCTTATGACGAAGCCGGGGCGCTGAATAATTTCCTGTATCAGTTATCGCAGGAGGTTAATGAGCCGGTGCCGTTGCTGAGATGGAAATATAATAATGATAAGTTTGATGATGTTGATATAAGGGAGGTCAAGAGTGGTAAGCAGTAATAATCAACCAACAAAAGATTATAAGAAATGGTATGAAAGTTTAAATGAGCTGGTTTATGAATATGAACGGCAGACCAGAAAACTTCCATCAAAGACAACCGTGAGAGAGTTGTTAAAATGGGTAAAGGAGAAGGCTGAAAATGGATAACAAGCACACAATAAAACATTTACGAAATTATATTAAAACAGCCCATGGTTTATTTTCATGGCCTACTGATGGTTGTGGGTATGAACAGCATATTAAATTTGTAACTTATCGCAATGAAAATTGGGATAAATATTATGAGCAAAATAAAGATAAAAATATTAATGACGTATTTAAAGATTTTGTTTTAGAATATATAAATAAATTGGAGACTGAAAATGGCTGAAGAAAAGAAATGGTGGGAAGTAAGCAGTGATGAACTCCAGCACCGTATTGAACAGAAACAAAAACTCCAAGACGAACCGGTAACCCAAGCAGTTGCCATCCTGGAAGCCGCAGTGGATAAGGTTTTAAACACGCTCGGAGTTGACACAACCGATGAAGAAACCGTTGCCCAACAGATGATTGACCTGGATATAATAATGATTGAGCATACCGATGAACGTGCACCGCAGCTTAATGGGTTTTATATATTTACTCAGAAACTATTACGCAGTGGTGATTATGATATTCAGCCTTACTCATGGATTGGCTCTGCAAGATTGAATAGTCTTGGGGAATGTTTCGTTGACATACAATGGTATCAGAAAGAACAATTAACTGAATTCGGAGGAGTGAGGTTAATAAAACAATGAAGCTAATCAACGCCCGGTTATGTTTAGACTGTAATGAAGTCTTCGATCCCAAAGAAAGTATAGTCAGGGAC